GTATTGCTTCTTGTACAGTTTCACTCATAGCCCTTTACGAATACTGTAAAAAGAAAGGGTGGGTTAAATGACAAAACTTGCGGAGGCAATTGCGCATGAAGAAGGTTTTGGTATTCCAGGAACAATACCGACGAGGCAGAATAATCCAGGGGACTTGCGGCATGCTCCAGGAGAGTTTCATCAGTTGGGACAGCCGAATGCCGTAGGCTCGTTTGATTCGGCGGATGAAGGTTGGAAAGCACTCGAACGGCAATTGGAACTTTATGCGGAAAGAAACTTGACGTTGGAGCAAGCTATTTACGAATTTGCGCCGCCGAGTGAAAACAATTCTTCCGGATATTTGCAATACGTTTGCAATTATCTTGGAGTAGATCCAAGCATCCTGGTTGCGGATGCACTTAAAATTCCAGGAGATATGGTAGATGAATAGTCCAGATCCCTTGCCGCCGAATGGTTGGCGGCCAACTCAATCAACAGTAGGAGGTGCGTTACTTGGCGCTGCAATTAGTCAAGTCATTATTGCATTTGCTGAAACTTACTGGGGGTATGAAATCTCCAGTCAAACCAGTGGAGCTATCACAACAATCTGCGTTGCCGCAGCAGGTTACTTTTTTCCAGACGGCGGCAGGAAATAACTTAGGAGTAAAACGAATGTCAATTGGAAGTATTTTTGGTGATTTGGTTACGATTGCGAAGAGTGATCAGGCAACGCTGCTGCCGCTGTTAGGCAAGGCCGCGTTGACTTTAGCGGAGAATCCTACGCAAGTCGGAGCAATAACCGCCGGGGTTACGCTTTTGGAAGGGGTTGTACAGAACTTTGGCCCGCAGGTAGCGCAGGAACTTTCGAGCTTTTTGATGTCAGAGTTTAATTCTGTGGTCGCAAATGCTCTTACGAAAGCCGCGCCGCCGACTCCGCAAGCAACAAAGGCAGTCTGAAATGCCGCAGCTAAAAGCCCAGTTTGTATTAGGCAAGGACCTTTCCAGCTGGGCTATTAGCTGGTTTGGAGGAGGAGGTTATAGCCATGTGGATCTGGTGATGCCGGATGGAGGGTTGTTAGGAGCCCGGTCGGATTGGATCAAGGGGATTCATCCCGGAGTAATGATCCGGCCGCCGGACTACGAAAAATGGAAAGTTAAAACTGTGGTTGCAAAAGAAGTTTCGCAACTCCAGTTTGACCAGGCAATAGCAATTGCAAAAAAGCAGTTGTTCAAGCCTTACGATATGACAGCAATTTGGGGCTTCGCCACAGGTCGAGACTGGAGAAATCTTGATGAATGGTTTTGTTCCGAACTTTTGATGTATGTGTTCGAGACAGCAAAAATAGTGCCGGAGATTCCTGTGAAGGTTGAAAAGATTTTTCCAGGCGAAGCTTTGGCAATTTGTGCGGCGGCTGGCTTTGAATAACGGATATTGGTTTTGGGTTTAAAACGGATATACATTAGGAGATTTTATGCGTAAGTTTATTTTGATTCTCACTTTGTTTGCTGTGCCAGCCTTTTCTAAAGCCGCGCCGCCGCAGGCCGCGCTCTCGTGGACGGCTCCGACTACTAACACAGACGGCACCACAATAACTGCTACTCTGACTTACAATTTGTACCAGGGACTTGCAGGTGCGCTGACGAAGGTTCAGAGCGGGCTTACAGGTCTCGCGGCTACGGTTACAACTGGGCTTACTCCCGGCAGCACGCAGTGTTTTGCGGTTACTGCGATCGAAGCCGGGGTTGAGGGTGCGCAAAGCAATGTAGCGTGCGCGGCGATACCGCTCGCAACTCCAGGCGCACCGGGCACGGTGACAGTAGTTATCACGGGCAATTAATAGCTTTGCGGAACCGCATTGAAGAGATCGACGCGGAGATCGCGCGCATTCCTTGGCAAAGAATGGCGCGCGGTGCCGCCGCGATCCGAGAGCTTGTGTCATGTCAAGTAACGCTACCAGGCAAACCGACCCGCCACCGCAAGCCCGGCGGCTGGCGCGGAGGTCGTTCATCGCGGGGTTTTACTTGACCCTGCACAACAACAACGTAGCAGGGTCCATTTTTATCAGCCCGGCTTGAACAGCACCTTTTACTATATCTTCAAAATCTCTCACAAAAGGAAACGCGGAGTGGATGTAGGCATAAGCGGCTTGGTAGGTTACAGGGGAGTTCTTGCAGACAAATTCTACAAAACGGTCGGCTTGGATGGATTCTTCCGTCCGGCCGATTTTTGCGAAGACTTTTGGCATGTCGAGTTCAAGGTCAGAAATCATTTTGTTCGCCAGAGCAAGGTCCTCGGCGGTTAGAACCAGTTCGTCGCGTTGAGAAGCCGAGAGAATCATCGCGAGCTTGTGGAGATGGGTTTGCTTTCTGGCCAAGTAGCCGCCGAACCGATCGTCGCGTAAGTGAACAGGAGGATTGTTGTAGTGGTGCTTGTACCACTCTTCCCCCCACTCTCGAGCGGCGGCAGTTAGTTTGTAAGGCCCTGCGAGAGTTGTTGCTATGTGCTCGAGGTCCTGGACTAGCTTTTCTTGGGTTGCAAGCATTCCTTCGGGAATGTGGTAAATAGGATAAGCAACTAGTTTTTCTTTCTGATCGGTGTAGACAAACAAACAGCGGGAAGTAAACCCGCCGCCGATGATGTACTCGGGAAAGTTACCTGCAATCCACGCAGGAGTGGTGCAGGCGAACCTGAGTTCTTTGTAACCTTCGCAAACCCGCCTTGCTTTGAATCCCAGAGAGTGACTAAAAGATCAATCATCTCTCGGTCTTGGGGATTAACAAGATTACCGAACTCCGAGGATTCAAGAGTGAGAGCGCATTGAGTGTGAAAATCTCCCTCGACGTCAAAGCTTTCCATTGAGGCTGCAAAAGCGGAAACCAAAGCGGGCCATGTGACGATATCTGGTCCAAACTTAATTCCAGGTACTTTGCGCAAGATATCAACCGCGATAGAGACAGTAGTTGATTTTGAGACAATTCCTGGAGGAGCGACAAAGATAATATAATGGTTGACGCACCAGCGGTAATATCCCATAGACAGCCAGACGCGTCGCCTAAGAGCACCCGCGACGGCAGCAACCCCTGACCAGAAGTGCATTCGTCGAGGAGCTTCACTAAATCCTGCGTAGTCGATATAAGCTGTAAGCCAGTCTTCATAATTCCTCATGATGGGTTAGGTTTTAACAATCACTTGCAATCTCCCCAAGAAGTTTTACTTACTTTAACACTAAAAGGAATAATTAATGGGTCTTCATATGGGATTTCAATCCGGCTGCGTTCTTGAATAATCTGCTGCAATTGTGGCATATCCAGCCTGAACTGGCCGAAGAGCGAGTCGTGTACCTGGCCGAGGACTTCTGCGTCGGGAAGTGAGGCGGCAGTTCCGATTCCGAAGTAGTCGTAGATTTTTTTCCAGATTCGGTTGATAACAATCGAGACGGTGGATTGTGGTATCCAGGCGATTGCTTCGGGGAGGATAGAATCCACTCTGTCGAAAATGTACCATCGGTAGCCAAACTTATTTTCAACGTAACGCTTGCCCCCGATTTGAGCTTTAATTCGATCGTGCCAGCGCTTAATTCCAGGATGTGCCCCAAACCAGATTGCTTGAGCGCGTTCAACTTCTCGGATAGTCCAGCCAGTGTGGGAAGCCATTGTTCGAGGCTGGCCGCCATAGTTCGTTCCGTGGCAAAAGGTTTTTGCGAATTCGCGCAGCGCTTTGAGCGGCCGGCGATGGTCTTGGTACTTGGCATGGGTTTCTATTAACTCTTCTAGAGGTGGAACAGAACGATTTTGAAGCACGTAGGCATTCATCAAATGGATGTCTACGCCTTGCCGCAAAGCGGCTTTGAGCATTTCATCTTCTGCCTCCCAACAAACTACTTGGAGGTCCGCACGGTCCAAGTCTCCGTCCCAGAAGCAATATCCAGGATCAGGCACAAACATCGACCGGATGTTGGGATAAGTATACGGATCTCCGAGACCTGCGACAGATCCGCGTCCAAGGGATTTGTTGATAGACTTTGATTTTTCGCTAGGCACCGTCTGTAAGTTCGCTCCATTTCCAAACGCATTTTCGCTAGAGGAGAGGCGATAGGTTTTCGGGGCGCTTTTGCCGCTCGCGCTGCCGCCGATGTTGTAGGCTGTTCGCATTCGATTGTCTTGGTCAAGTTCGGCCTCCAAAAATGACGAAAGAAAGATGTTCATTGTTCGCATGTCAGCGATACAATTGACAAGGGGCTTGAGCAAGGGTTCACGTTTAGCGATGGTTTGAAGTGCCTCGTCGTTTAAAGTGGGGCGGCCGGGAATTCCTTTTGCCGCTCTGGTTTTAATCACGGGTTGTTGAAGATCTTCGTAAAACAGCGCATGCATTTGCTTTGGGGACAAAGGGTTGAGAGGGTATCCCAGAATATCAACCAAAAATTGCTTTCGCCGCTCGAGTTCGGCTTTAACCTGGGCGGTTAGTTTTGCTCTTTGGTTTAAGTCGATTCGGATTCCGCGCTGCATGGCGTAGAGAACCGGCCAGAACATTTCTTGTTGGAATTGGTGCACTGCTTCTAGTTTGAGTTTTTTTACAACTTGAAGTTCAGTTCTTCCCACCTCGTCGGTGTAAACACAATCGAGGCAGTTGTAGTGCCAGAGTTGGCTTTCTCCGAGTTTCGGATCCCAGTTCTTTCCTTCGTCCTTCCAGTAAACATAATAATTGCAATACATTGAGGCTTGAAAAGCCAGGGATTTTGGCTGGTCCGAAAAGATTGAATGTTGGGAAATCATGCAATCTTGGATTACTCTAGGAACGAAGTGCCAGTGTCGCCAGGTGTACTGCGCGTCGTAGAGGATGTTTTGCCCTACGACTTCAGCGTTTTTGTGACACAAGAGTTGCTGGAGTTTCCAAACGATTACGGTTTCTTCTTCCTCGGTCCAGTAGCCAAACTTGTTTTCAACACACATGAAAGGGATGCAGATTGCGTCGGTTAGAGTCCAGGAAATACCTGCGCAAGCGATGTGTCCGCCTCGGGTTTCGAGGTCGAACGAGATTCTTCGAGGGCCTTCTTCAAGGATTCTAAGGATGCTTTCAAGAGCAGTAATTGCTGTTCTAAAATCAGGCTTGAGGATAAAGTTCCATCGAGGTTTGGGATAGTCGTCTCCGGTTCGGAAGCGAGCCGCGCGTCGAAGGTCGTTGATGACGATCGCACGGTCGGACCACTGGCGTAACACAGCGGCAGGATGGAGCGTAGGGATGAGTTTTCTTCGTTCTCCTCCCATCGGGTTTGAATAGAGCATTGAACCACGCCATTTGGTAATGCCTTGGAGTCCTGTAAGCGCCCATAGAGCTGTGTTGCCAAGCGCAATGATGACATTAGGTTTGACAGACGTGATTTCGGCTTCAAGTAAGTTATAACCGGCGACGATCTGAGGCTTGACGTATTTTCCGAGTAAAGGGGAATGGGCACTTGTGATTTCCTTTTTTGACTTAGCAATGAAAAAGTTAATGTCGTTGCTGGGTGGCCGCTCGCGGCAGACATTCGTGATAAAGCATTCACTACGCGCGATGCCGGCTTCACCAAGCATTCGGTTAAGCTCGTTGCCAGAAACGCCTTGGAATGGCCGGCCGACGCGGGCTTCTTCTTCGCCTGGAGCTTCCCCTACAATCATGATGCGAGCGGGGACTGGGCCTTCCGGGCGGCAGATCATTTTAGCGCCTGAAGCCGCTTTGCGGCGATTCCATAAGCCACAGGGTCAAGTTCGATTCCGGTTGCTTTGATTTTGAGACTGTGGGCGGCAGGAAAGATTGTTCCGCTTCCTGCAAAAGAGTCGAGAACTGTGTCGCCTGCGCGGCAGGAACGAATGAGAAAGTCTCGGTAAAGATCGACAGGTTTTTGCGCTGCCCAGTTGAGGTTAGGGTCAGAGGAATAAGTTACCACGTCTGAGCCTACTTTGAGGATTGGGCGCTTGCTTTTGATTGCGTAGAGACACATTTGGTATCTCCGGTGAGGGCCACAGGTTGGCCAAGGAGCACGCTGGGATGTAGGGTTGTTCCAAATAAGTGGAGTGCGGAAGCAATCCCAGCCAGCGTCACGCATAATGCCGCGCAAAATAAGAAAGTTATCAACATCACAGAAAACGTAGAGATGAGCCTGGAGTTTAGCCAGTCGAAAAGACATAGGAGCCCAATTACGCATAAGGTCAAGCCAAGAATCATAAGAGTCGTCATAAAGATGTCCGGTGGAATGAGCCCTGCCGCCGGCATCCCCAAAGTCTTGGGCGTTGATGCCGTAAGGCGGATCGGTTAGAATTACATCAAATGAATTTGATGGAAGCTCCTCCATAATATCCAGACAGTTACCATTAAGGAGAGTATGAGACTCACGAGAAAAAGTACGTCCGACACTTTCACCAAGTTGCGCATTTCGTTTAGCCTCTTCTTTACGTTGAATTACCTTTAAACCTTCGTCAAGGGTTTTAGCCTTGGCGACTTCGGGGTCTTTGAGATGACGGGAAACGATTAGCTCCTTGCGGGTTGCTGTGTGAGCGTTTCCGGGGGACTTTTCGGGATAGACTTCTTTGGCGAATTCTGCAACAGAAGGTGGGGAGGAAGCGCCTCTTTTTTCGGCCTGGAGACGACGGAGTTCGAAAAGTTGTGCGGTGGCTTCTGAGCGGTCTTGCCATGAAAGATCCTCACGGCGAAGGTTTTCTTCAAGCTCGCATTCAAAGGCGTCAATCGGATCGAGGTCGCCGAGAAAAGTTACTGGGACTTGGTTTTCCGAAAACTGACTTTCCCCGCAGCGAAGAGTTGCTCCTAGCTGCCAAAGGTATTCAATCGCACGAAGCCGCCGTTCACCCGCAACCAGGTCGTAGCCTTTATCGCCTTTTCTAACAACAACAGGGTGGAGTAGTCCGTTACGGTCAATGGAGCTTGCGAGTTCCACCAAAGCTTTAGGTGCAATATCTCGTCTTTGTCTTTTAGTTGAAACGTTAATTGAATCAAAGGGAATTACCTTCATCTAAATCTCCAAAAAGAGGGGCAGTGTAAGTCCTGCCCCAAGTGCCGCGAGAAAGTTTAAGCTTTCGAAACCGAGTCGATCTTGGAATAGATTTCACCCTGGTATGGGTCGTGCTTCACTTTGATGCGGATTCGGCGGCCCTGAAACATCCGAAGGCTAAAAGCCTCGCCCGGGCGGTTAAGATCCAAGGCTTCGCGCCAGCGACGCAACTGGCCGTTTTTGCCTACACCCCAGTCAAGGGACTTGGTTCCCGGCACCGTGTCGAAAAAGACTCCTGTGGTTAGAGTGTATTGGGAGGTAGAGCCTAAGAGAGACTTGAGTTCAGGATATTCCGAAAGATCGACGGTGACGGGGATGTCCAAGGCATAGCCGGACTTTACCTTCGCGTCTTCTCGCTTGGATTCCCACTCTCGAATTTTTGGCTCGCCGACCGTCCCGATGTAGTCGCCGACGGGCAAAGGCGGCAGTTTGGTTGCCGCTTCGGTCGTCGTAGCATCGAGAAACTGAGAAGGATCAAAACCGCTAACTTCTGCGTTCATAGCATTTCCTTAAATAAAGTTACATGGCATCTTGCATCGAGCATTAGGTTTTTACTTTGCTGGTAAATCTACCTCCTCTGGACTTCCATTTGTCCAGGATTTGGGTGAAGTCGGGACGAATTTCATTCGCGATTGGAAGATTTCGGGCTTTGAGGTCTGCCTGGGAGTCGGCGGTTGACCAGAAAAACTTGTCTCCCCGGCGGGAAGTCAAAACCACATCGCTGAACATCGGGGGAATTTTTGGAGCAAGTTTTACCCCGAGGGTAGAAACGGTTAGCTTCGCGCCGCCGAGCACCTGGTCAATTTCCCTTTCAACGTGGGCGGTTAAAATGAAGTGGCATTTGCAACCATCCGTTAGTTGGCGCAAAAGCTTTTCTATCTGATCCATCGCGATGCCCCAGTCTGCTTGCGACTTAACCGGCTTGCCGCCAACCACCAAGCTAAGCGCCAAAGGGTTAAGACCTGAAAGACTATCAAGGCACAGGCAACGATCAGGACCCCAAGTGTCCACAGCACCAAACTTTTGACCAGTGCGATCATCGGGAAAGTCGGATAGCGCGCGGAGGAGCACGATAAACTGGTTGTGTTTCGCACGATTGATATCCTGCATTTTGGATAGGGCTTGGAGGTCCAAGGAGTTTATTTGCTGCGCGGCTGCCGCCATTGTTGTAAATGAGTCTGAACCTCGGCCAAGCACGTGCCAATGCACATTGGAGGGAACTTCAAGTCCTCGATCTGTCCAGTATCCAAGTGTCGTTTCCATTCCACTTTCTGTGAACAAGTAGAACACGTCCAGTCCTGCATCGGCGAGGGTTCCAAGGGAATAGGTTTTGCCGGTTCCAGTGGGTCCTTCGATGAGAACATTGACTCCAGGGAGGAGGGAGAGTTCGGCGGTTTCATTCATGAAAATTCCTCTTGATAGAAAAGACTGCTCAATGTCAGTAGAAATTCCTGTTGGAGCATTTCAACGGGAAAAAGGTCTAAGAGTTTTTCTTCGGCTTCAAGAAGCGAACCATGGACGCGGCAGCCGTAGGGGTGGTTGGCTTGGGGATGCCGGCGGCAAGGCACATAGCGATGGAAGAAAAACTCTGGGTCTTGGCCCTCGAGCCTAGCCCAACAATCAAAGCACCAAGGGCAGATTACAATGTAGCCTTCGGGGCAAGGAAGGGAGAGATGGAGCATGGGGGTTAGGATAGCTTGGTTTCTAGACGCAAAAGCGGATTCCAGGACCTGCGTTCAAAGTGGGTTTCAAGCCAAGGGGTTTCGTTTTGCGAGGCGCAGACTTCACGGAACTGACAGCCGCCGTACTCCGCACAAGCATGGTCGAAGTTATGACGCCACTTTCCGGTTTCATAGCACTTAACCAAGTCCTCGACCCACAAAAGCATTTCGTCGTACCATCGCTCAACGAACCATTCGCTTCGGTAGGAGATGGCTTGTTGGGTTTCGTACTTGGTCTTCAAAATCGAAATGCCTCTCACAAGGGCACCGTCAACTTTAATTCCAATTCTTCGCGCCCCCCAGGCATAGCCAGTAAATTGACTTCGCAAGTCCCACTGACGAGACCAAGATGCGCCAAGCTGGGTTGTAGTCTTTTCATCAGTGATATAATGTCCGCCCGCGTAATTAAGGATTGCGTCCATCCGTCCACAATACAAGAGAGGGTTTTTGGTTTCAGGATGAAGAACAGGAAGGGGCTCGGCGAAAGAAACTTCGATTGCTCTTTTTCCGCCGGGCATGATAACGGGATCGCTTTCGTGATCGAGAGGGTAGTTTGACCAGTAGAATTCAAAAGCCCCCGCCATGCGTTCAGCTGACTTTGCAGATCCTTCCGGACACTCGAAGTTTCCATAAAATTGCAATAAAGCTCCCACGCCTTCAGCAATTGATGTTTCTGAATCCTTCCCTTCGACGTAGAAGGCCGTGCGGGTCCGTTCACAGCCGTGGGCAAAAGCGCCGCCGGCGTGAAGATGCACCGAAGGGGTAGTGGACTTCCAGTGTTCGATGTAGGTTTTGCGGCATAGCTCGGGGCAGGACTTGAAAGCGGAGAGAAGCGAAGCGTCGATTAGGTCCGGGAAAGGCATGGAAAGTCTCCTTTAAAACTGGTCGTAACGATCCAGGATTAGTTTCATTAGTTCGGGTTCGCGGTAGTTGTATTCATCGTCAATGTTTAGGCACTTGATTTCGACCAAAATCTCGAATTCGGAACGAAGCTGGGCTTCGTGCTCGGGCGTCATGCAGACGATTTCGTCTGCCCAAAAGACTAAAAGATCGGTTACCGGAATAAGGCATTTTTCACTATCAAGCCCCGCGCAGCGAGTGTTGAAGTTGTAGGGGGATTGGCAAAGGAGTTGGGCGGCCGTCGGCGAGCGGAGTATGCCGGAAGTGCAAACGCAAAGGACTCTTTTGAAGTCGCCTTGCTCCTTCGCGGCCGCGACTAAAAGTTTTGATCTAAGAGTCATTATTCCTCCGAATTCTGTTCTTCATTCCAGAAACTCCAGTCAATCATCAAAGGTTCAGAGAAAAAGCAAAGTCCACACAGTTCGGTTTCTTGAACCGAATGGTTGAGGATCTTGACCGTAGGGGTTGTGCCGCAAAGGCGGCACTCGAGGTCAAAATCAGGTTCATAGAAAAGCTGCATTTAGAAGTTTTCAAACGCATCCAAGGCGGAAAGAACGTCGGCGACCGCCGGGGCTTTCTTTTTGGGCTTTGAGTTCGACGACGTGTTGGCTTCGATCGAAGCCGTGCGACTTCCTCGTAGGATAATGATTGCCCGCTTCATATCTTCGACCGAAACTGGTTCGCCGGCCTGGAACTTCGCTCGGCACTCTCGAATAAATTGCTGCTGTTCGGGGCTAAGTAGACTCATTTTGATGCTCCTGGAAAAATTGTAAAATGCGCTCCACAAAGAACTTTTGATAAGCCCCTTGTGGAACGCGGCCTTCGGCTTCCGAATAAAGGTGCAAGACAAGTTTTGCGTGAATGTCCTCGGGAAGAGAGATTAACAACTTGACTGGCCGGATTATATTCGGACGCCTGGGCATTAGGCTAGGTCCTTTTCGTCGAGTTCATCCATGAGTTGGCAGAATCGACTAATGATTGCTTCGTCGGAGTCGTCGCCAAAAACTGGAGCAGGAGGAGCGGAAAACTGGGGGTGGAGCCAGTAATCGCCGAAAACGAGTTCGGAAGAAGCAGGGACAAGACCCTTTGCCGCCGGCATCAAGCGGCGGGTAGAGGGAACTTTGAGATGGAAATATTCCTGGAAAATTCCCAAGCTTTCGCCGGAGAAATGCTTCAACTCGATGACTTTGCCGAGCTTCCAGTTATTCGGGTCCTCGTAAGTCGAGCGAATTGGTTCCTTCGGTTTCGCTTTTTGCTCGCGAAGCTTTTTTTGCTCTTCTAGCCAGAGTTCTTTTTTTATGTCGCGGAAGAGAATGTCTAAGGGATTGTTCAACATCATTAGTCTCCTTTGTAAGGCGGTTAGTTAATCGCTGGTGGGTCTCTGTTTCCTCTGGAAGGGATTCACGCAGCCAGTACGGGGGCTGACCCTTGGCCGCCGGCTGCGTGAATGGGTTAGAGAAGTTTTTAGGCTTCGTCGTCAGAATCTTCGTCCTCTTCGAGGTCGTCTGCCTCGTCGGCGGATTTTTCGTTGGCGGCATCGTCGATCAGAGATCGTAGTTCCGCTACTTTCTCGTCGA